TGTTTTTCTTATTATGAAAATTGTAGAGTAATGCCCCTCTAACATGGATAGGGGTTCCCTTTGAATAAAGGGTAGCAGGATGTGCCCATTTATTTAGATTGTTGCAACCTCTTGGAAATGATATATCTTCAACAGGTAACTCTGTAAACTCTTCTCTAAAATTTGAAATAAATTTCTGTGCTTCCTCTTCACTTTCATTCATTATAACTTTTAGACACTCCTTAATCTTATCTCTACAGGCACCAGGAGTGGATGATTTAACACACTCTATACCCATAACCTTTAACTTAGGTTCTTTGAATCTAACACCTTCTATGTCCCATGCATTGAGGATGTATCTTTTCTTCGCAGTCCATATACCTTTGTTGGCAATGGTCTCACGTTTCATGAACATCTTCTGATCATATGCACCTACGTAGTCGGCCAATTCTTGGTAAGAACTAGAAATATATTTTTCCAATTCCAAGTTACACACCTTATCGAGGAACGTAACGATGTCCTCATTAGTTTTCTCTCTCCCCTTGTATACACTCTCAACCAGAGGACCAAGATTAAGGTATATAGAATCGGTATCACTAGCAATAACATAGTCTTCTCCATCAGTCTTAAGTATCTTATTCAGATACACATTCATCTTCCCTTCAATCCAACGGATGCTTACTTGTCCTGAGAGTGTGATCGCTTCAGCGTTCGCAAGATTGTAGTACCTGAAGTATTGGTTACCGATAGCACCGTAGGCAGAGTTAAGTTGAATCTTTCTTGCCATTTGGATGTTGTTGAACTTTGAGATGTCTCTTTTGAGTTTTTCGGTTGGTTGAACTTCATTATCCCTCTTTGCTTGAAGCATTTTCTTTTTATAAATCGTTCGCTCATCATAAATCGTTTGCATCATCTTTGGTAGGAAACCTTGTATGTCCTTACGATACTGAGCACCATTAGCACACACAGCAAAGTTACCTTTGATATCAATCTCTTGATTTAAGATCCTTTCAACGCTGGCACTACTATGTCGAGTTTCCCTGAGTGTCTCTGGGGAAATATTATACTGCATGATAAGATGAGGATAGAGGCTATTGAGGTCAAAAGACACCACCCAATCATACTTTCCTGGAATCGGTTCCTTGACATACGCCCCCGCATATTTCTCATCTTTTTTTGCTCCTTTTCTAGGTGGTACTACAATGTTTCTATCTGTAAGATAGTTATAGATCATCGTGTCCCACATGCGAACCTGTGAGTACACATCCTCGAAGTTAACCTTAGCATCATAACTCATAGTTATGGCAAGTTCAAGCAACTTCATCTTGTCTTCCAATCTGTCAATCAACTCAACGTCTTGGATGTTGTATTCAATAAACTTCTGCCAATCAGATGTATAGAAGTCTTTGAAATTTTCATACTCACTATGATCCACCTTACGTTGTCCTAGTTCGACAAACGCAATATGATCTAGACGATATGACTCTTGGTTACTATAAGTAAACTTACGGTAAAGGTCAAGATAGTCAAGGATGTTGATCCCACTAACGTCATAAGCATAATTTTTCCTTCCTTGGACATAAACTTCTCTCTCGTTTGCTCGGTTCCAAGGTGACATTGATTTCATCCATTTGTCACCTAACATTCTATTTACACGACGGCAAATGTATGGTACGTCATACAGATTTACATTCCATCCTGTAAGAATATCTGGAGTATTCTGTGCCCACCACTCTAAAAAGTGTTGAAGCATCTCTCTTTCAGTATCAAAAACATAGTGCTCATGATCTGATTGAAAATCTCTTACTGCCCAGACATAAAACTTCTTAGTTACCATATCTTTAATGGTAATAGAAAGCATCTCTTCTGCTGCAGCTTCTACATCAGGGAATCCATTCTCACATTGAACCTCAATGTCCAATGCATAGATCTTCATCTGTGATATGTTGTACTTAACTTCCTTTGGAAACTCACGTCTTATATATTGGTACACAAAACGTTCATAACCATGAACTTTGAAACCTTCTACACCATCGTACTGCTTAATAAAATCTCTTGCTTCTCTAGAAGTTTCAAAATTTATAGGCTTAACTGGTTGACCATCTAAGGTTGTAAACTTTTCCTTTTTGTTAGAAGTAACATATAATGTAGGAGAAAATTGGGTACGAAATTGAACCTGTTGTCCATTCTCATACCCTCTATAGAGGATCGTATCCCCTGCTAATTGAATGTTCGTGTAGAACTTACTCATTTAGAATTGTATAACTTGACCAAGTTTGGACTTGGATCCAGTATACTCATAACAACATCAGATGTCAAGAACATGTCACGTTGCTCTGTAAATGCTGGAAAAGGATTGATTTCTTCTTCAGAAATAACCTCATAGCATCCTTCAATTAACAAGCTTGGCTCCTCGTCCAGCTCTGTCACCTTCCCCAACAGGTACTCCTGTCTTTGTTTCAACAGGATTACTTTCAACTGCTGTTGCATCATTTCTTCTTCCATTTTTAGCTGCCTCAACTAGCTCATTGTACTTTTTGGTAACCTCATTAAAGGTTTCATATGCGCTCACAACATCATCAAGTTTAATAAGGATTTGATCCTTAGAACTTAAAGGAGCCCAAGGACGCATATCAACATCGAGACCTGTCATCTTAAAGATTCCATCATCATCAATATCAAAATCGCCTTCAGTCTCATACTCTGCTGATTCCTCAGCCTCAGCATCATTAGCTTCAGCATGAGCCATTTCACCACCCTCATCTATCTCAAAACCAGAAGGTTCATCCATATCAGGTTCTAAGATCGTAATGGTGTATGGGTAATCCATTCTAAGAGCAACAGCTTCAGTAGGATTTTCTTTAGTAGTGACCTCGTAAAGATCACAGATGACATCCTCACCGTTTTTTAGTCTTACGATTCTTACGCTCATAGCTTCTCCGTTCAATTTCAGAAATAGATTGTTTGATAATATCCTTAAGGATTTTATCCTCAGGAATGTTTTTTTCTTCTGCGATGGGGCGGACCAATCGCATTATCTCATCAGTATAAGATGAAGGTACCTCAACTGTCAAGAGGTCTGACTCACCGCCATAGGTATTTGGTTTTAAATTAACATAAAGATTCATGATGTCTCCAAACAAAAAGAGACCCTCAGGTCTCTTCAATTATATTTTATATATAATTTTTATTCTTCAGGTCTTAAAGTAATATCGCCTGTAACATCAACAACATACTTAGGAGTAGGCTTATCGATCTTAACTAGAAGTTGATTCAAAGTATCAACTACATGATCCATCTTACTATTAAGTTCTGCAATTTTATTAATAATTTCAGGATCCTGTTTTGCTTCACTCTCTACAGAAACATCAAGAGATTCATAACCAACATCACCTAGTTTTAAACTAGTGCCATCTGGTTGTATATTAGTATCAGTCATAATTTTAATCTAACAATTTTTATTTAGGTCTTCTGCCATCTGTCCACCGATATCAGATCCAGCATCCATACCGATCATCGTAGCAGCACCAGCAAGTACCCAACCAACAAAAGGAATAGAGGCAATACCAGTAGTAGCAACAGCACCACCAATGCTGGCACCGACCATTTTACCTGTTCCCTTTCCTGATCCGATTGCTTCGATACATGCCTCTGACTTAGATACGTCATTGCTTGAGGTTGGGACATCATGTAAGTGTTGAGTCCCATCCATCGTGTATTCTTCAGTGATTTTACTTTTGTTGTTACCCAACCCCAGAAAGCCACCTTTCTCTTTAATATCCCTTTCCACACGCATCACCTTAGGATCGTTGGAGCGATAATGTATTTTATATCCCTGTTTATTTGCCTCCACACTATAAGCAGTGTAAGGACCAACAGGTACATTGACAACAGGAAACTGCCGTTGCCTAGAGATCATTCCGATCATCCCTATATGTGATAAGCCTAGGATTCCACCTAGACTTATCGCTATCCATTTTATATACATGACATTATTATATCATATTATATAGTTACTTTCCTATGCGGTCAACTGCCTTACGAGCTTTGTTAAGTATGTCACCTCTTAAAGGAACATAACCTAACACAGATGCCTTCTCTTGATACTCTCGTTTGAGTAATGTATAGAGGGTCTCTTTAATTGCTGTAGTCTTACGACCATTACCAGTTTCATAAGCAAGTATCCAAGTCAGAGTGGCAATAGGATATGCACCCTTTGCTTCTGGATTTGGATTAACACCTGCTAGGTTCTCATCTAATG